ACTTTCTGGTACGTCAGGCTCAGAGTTCTGGATATTCTTTGATCGATAAGGATATAGACGGTAAAGGCTCTATTTCTGAAGGTTCGATCGCAAGTATCGGTGGCATCAGCCTGAATTCTTTTCCGGACATGCCTACCACAGATTACAGTGGTGAGGATTTCCATAACATTGATTGTTCTAATACAGTAGCTATTATTTGGACAAGAAGTGCTGTGGGTACGGTAAAAGCGTTTGATATCGGTGTAGAAACCGAATATAAGGTTGACCGTCAGGGTACTTTGGTTGTAGCTAAGTATGCTATGGGACACGGCGTTCTTCAAGCTGAATGTGCAATCCAAGCTGTAACTGCTTAATAACCCTGGGGGGTAGTAACCCTATCCCCCACTTACCTTATCTTTCCCGAATGGGAATCAAAGGAGATTTGTTTTATGATTTCAAAAAATATTGTTAATTATACAAAAGGCTGGAAAGACCTTGATGGCGATAAATTTACGCTTCAACAAGGTTTTGTCTACCGTGGAGAAGTCGGAAAAGTTCTTTTAGGCGAAGCTGTTGATCGTGGGGATACGCTTTATCCCGTGATTACCTCTCTCGGCACAGTTGCTGAGTGGAAACAGTCTAATGCTAATTTAGCCTCTACTATGCCTGTCAAAGCTATGGCTCTTGAAGCTGGCGGAGACGGCTCAGTTATCAAAGTTCTTTTCAGAGGTTACGTAAAGGACACTGACTTTTCTTATGACACACGTGCTACTGGTACGGTTGTCATATCCGGTACAGTCACAGAAGGTGATCGTCTCGTAATTGATGACACTTGCTTTATGATGACTGCACTTACTGCATTTGGCGCAAAACTTAAAGCGACAACTACTCTAAGTACTACGGGTATTGGCGTTAATGCAGAAACCATTACCATTGGTGGCGTGGTCTTTGAGTGTTCTACTGACGGCACAATAGAAGATAGTTCTGATTACATGATCGATCTTCAAGCTGGTACGGCTCAGGGACTTTTTGAGACAGCTATTCAGGCTGCGCTTGATCAAGCCATTGCTGCCGGACGTCTCGACATTTCATATGTCGATTTTACTGGTAATGATCTGGTTATAACCCTGGGCGGTAAAAGTGATTCCTACGTTGGTTTGGAACAAAACCTCGTCGTCTCTACTGAGACTTGTACGAATGCTTCTTTTGCTGCCGTAACTTTCTTGGGCGGAGTCCCAAAGGTTGACTATTTGGTCACAGGCGCTGGTGCTACCCTTACTATTGCCGAAATCAAAACTGCTCTTACAGCGGCACTTGTACAAGCAATTGCTGATGGCAACGTTGACATTACCCAAGCTGCTTGGGCGACCAATGACCTGGTACTAACCGCAGGAGCCGTTACACATAAGGGCTATGGCGGAAATAGTATCACTATGTACGAGTGTGATGCTGCTGGAACAAAGGATGCCGGTGGTAACACCACTGTCTCTGCTGCGAAGTTCTCTGGCGGTGTCGAGGGTGGCAAACTGTATGCTGCCGGTTCTAAGGGTCTGAAGACTCTTACAAAACCTGCTAATTGCGTAACACAGGAAATCGGTTTCGCTCTTGAAGCTGACAAATTCTTCTTCAATCCACAAGGAACTAACGAAGACGATCTCGTTCTTCCGGCTGAACACGGCGTAGGCGCTATCGGTTCTAATTTTGCACCGAGGACTACCCGTAGAACAGTAGGTGGAGTGATTGTTACCCAGATCAAGATTGATCTGACCGGATTGAAACAAAAGGGTGACGTTGCTGACGATGTTGTTGGTCTTGCTGATGCGTCCGATGCCTATATTGGAAGGTATGTCGTAGCCAAATATGGAGTCGTGTTTAAGGTTGAGATTGCCTGTATCGAACTTCCTGCAAGTAGCGGCACAGAGACTACTGATATGAACTTGACGGTAAACTCTGATGGTACACTTGGGTACGATGAAGCCTGTAGTAACGATTACCTGTTTAATACTGGTGCTTTGGTTTTGAATCAAATGTTGCAAAATCTTGATCCGAATACACTGACAGCCAATGATTACATTTACATTACTGAAGGTGACACCACTGCTTCAGCGGCTACACTTAATGCTGGCATGTACATTGTTACGTTTTATGGACATCCTGTATTAGCGTAGAATTTGTTTTAACTTAGTTTTTCTTAGGGGGTCAACTTAAAGTTGGCTCCCTTTTTTTATCTTTAAAGATGATAGTGACACATTAGTAGCCAGAGCGAACACTGTGTATTGAAACGGCGTAGGCGATTGCCGGAGCCAACACTATCATTATCGGGAACAAAGGCGGGGTGTCGGCTGCGCTTTGGAAGCGTGGCGTGCCTGGTTCAACCCCAGGGTTCCCGACCAACTTTGAAAATGATGTCCTGTCAGCTAACGGTAAGCTGAGAGTTTTTGAGGCTCTTCATCAAGGTTCGATTCCTTGCAGGACTGCCACTATAAAAAAAACAATGTTTATATTGTAAGGAGATCACAATGGCTTTTGGTGACTATGGAATGACTACAGAACTTGAAGCAGTTAACATCTGCTTAGGCGCTATAGGCGAACAACCTGTCTCAGAGATCGGCGAGGGCGTCTCTAAATCCACGATTGCACAGAGTATTATCTATGAATTAAGTAGAGAGATACAACTACGTGGACTTGCTTGTAACACAGATACAAAATGGAAATTAGAACCGGACAGCGAGACGGGTGAGATAGAGCTTCCGAACTCAACACTTTCTCTTGATCCAACTTATGCTGTTGACAATAAATACGTTGAACGGGGTGACGAAGGAACAGGCAAACTATACGATACAAAAGGACAAACATTCGATATCGGACGAGATATCTATGTAGATATCATTTGGTTTCTGCCATTTACAGACTTGCCACAACATGTCCGGCGTTACGTAACAGTTCGTTCAGCCCGAGTCTTTCAGAAGAGATTTTTGGCAGATGAAAGTCTACACAGATTTACTCAAGAAGACGAATATCAGGCTAAAGCAGAATTTGAGAGAAAAGAATTGAGCATTGCCGATATCACTATCTTCCAAAATCCATATGTAAACCCTCGGGTTCATTTTAGAGGCTAAAGGAATACTATGAGTAATGTAACCTCAGCAATCCCTGCTTTTATTGGTGGAGTCAGCCAGCAGTCTCCTGCTCTACGACTCCTTACACAATGCCAAGCAATGGACAACGCACATGTGACCATAGCAGACGGTTTAATGCAAAAACCTAATTCAGACCTTGTTAAGGTGCTCGGAGCAATTACAAGTAGCACTGGGTACTCTGTTCATAAAATTCATAGAGATGTGGATGAAAAGTACATTGTTGTTTTTACAAATAATGCAACAGAACCAATCCATGTCTTTGACCTCGCCGGTACTGAACTTACAATGCGTTATGGGTACTATGACGCTGATGGCGACTTTCAGGTGGATGCTAATAAGAAGAAGTATCTCACTGAGGGTGGAATCACAAACTCACGAAAGCAAATCAAAGCCTGTACAATAGCAGACTACACAATCGTGATTAACACAGAAAAAACAACTGCTATGAAAGAGGCGACAACAGATGCTAAAACTGATATTGCATTTGTTTATTTTAAAGGCTGTCATAAAGGACAGTATCGTATCACTTATAAATGGAAAGAGAGTAGCGTTAATAAGTCTGAAACTTGGTATGTAACTCCGGCTTATGATAACGGCATTCTTGATGAAGATACCGACTCTATGATGGATAATTTTATCACAAATAATCCAGATGATACTCGGTTAACGATAACAGGACTAAATAATGTTCTCAAAATTGTTCCCACAGAAGAAGTAGATGGGGGGACACTTCACGTGGACGTTTCTGATCCTTATGGGGGACATGATCTTATTCCTGTGAACTGGTGTGAAGTCACAGGTGCTGATAAATTACCGCCTCAGATGCCTCAAGATATAATTGTTAAAGTAGGCGGAGATACAGATATTCAGCAAGACGACTATTATATGCAATACACCTTTGATACTAAAATTTGGTCTGAAACAATCGGGTGGAGTGTGACGTATGACCTTGATGAAGATACTCTTCCGTATCGACTTATGCGAACAGCCTCAGACGAATTTACCTTTGCGCCTATCAAGTGGGAACCTCGTACAGTAGGTGACGACTATACGAACTTTGTTCCTTCCTTTATAGGACAGGGAGTCAATGGTGTTCTCTTTGCAAAGAATCGCTTATGGCTTTTATCAAAACAAAATGTAATCGGTTCCAAAGCAAGCGATTATTTTAACTTCTTTTCCAGTACTGTTATGGATGTCATGGACGATGACCCAATTGATGTTGCTGGCACAGGGCAGCGAGTAACAAACATGCGCTCGGGTGTTGGTTTCGATAATGGACTGCTTCTTAATTCAGACGAAGAACAATTTGCGCTAACCTCTGGTGAAAATTTGTTAACTCCAAAGACTGTCGCAATAGATTCCACAACAGTTTATGCATCAGACCCAAATTCCCCACCGTTAAAACTGGGCGCAGATGTTTACTTTGCGAGTCCTAAAGGTTCCTATTTCTCTCTCAGAGAGTACACAATTATGCCCCAGACGCTAATGAAGGACGCCTATGATGTTACAGCGCATGTCCCTAAGTACATCCCGATTGGTGATGTTTTACTGGCAGGATGTAATACAATGGACATGCTCTTTTTATGGACATCAGCAGAACCAAAGAATCTGTACATTCATCAGTTTCTCTGGGATGGCAACCGCAAAGCGCAACAGGCGTGGTATCGGTGGACATATGCTGATGATATTTATGGGATCGTGACTTTTGGAACAGTCCTGTATATTCTTTTTTATAACGAAACGGACAGTTTCAGGTTAGAAAAAGTTAACTTAGAGAACATCCCGTTTACCGGACAAGCCTTCAGGTATTGTGTAGATAGCTTAATGAAGCTTGACAATGGCTCCTTTGATGATCCTGATACAACTTATGATCTTCCTATGGACGTCGGGGACGGCACTGATTGGACGGTAATTGATTCTGAGACCCACATGGAGTTATCTTCAGGGTTTACTTTAGCAAATACAACCTTGACACTTATTGCTGATGATACATCAGAATTAGCTTATTTTGTCGGACGAAAGTACACCGCTACGTGCAGATTTAGTGAGTGGTATATGCGAGATCGAAAAGAGATCGCTGTGATAGCAGGAGATTTAGTTATTCGCAACTTAACTCTTTCTTTTATAGATACCGGATACTTTCGAATTGAGGTTACCCCTTTTCAACGAGATACTGCTACAGAAGTCTTGTCTAAAGCAATGTCAGGCATTCGTGTGGATGAATCCGTAATCGGAGAAATCTCTTTACTGTCCGGTGAAGAAACCTTCTTAATTATGGCAAATAGTCGTAGGACGGTCATTGAACTTATAACAGATAGTTACTTACCAATGGCAATTCAGACCGGAGCGTGGCAGGGAACCTTTGTCATAAAGGGTAAAATATAATGTTAAAATTTAAAATAATAGATCACACAAACGTGCATCTCTTGAAACACATGGTTTTACGAAAAGAAGATATGCGTGAAGCTGTGGCGTCAACAGGATTTACTCGGATATTTGATGCTTTAAGATTTTCTGTAAAATGTTCAAATCGCTGGACGAAAATCTGTTATGAAACAGAGTCAGGTGAAATTATCGCTCTGTTTGGTTTAGGCGGAATGCCAGGATATATGATAGGTGTTCCCTGGATGGTTGCAAGTCCAGAGATATCCAATTACAAAAAAGACTTAATGCGCTATTCTAAACGAATTCTAAGAGACATGCTTGTTTCTTTTCCTCGTCTTGAAAATATGGTGTCTATTGAGAATACAAAAAGTATACGTTGGTTAAAACATTTAGGCTTCTCTTTTGAAGAGAAGTATATGCGTATACGAGGGGTAACTTTTAAACGCTTTTTTATCGAAAGGACTAAATAATAATGTGTGATCCTATAACAATGATGGCGGTTATGGGCGGTATTCAACTAATGCAGACGACTATGGACATTCAAGCGGGTAATAAGGCGGCTGCTAAGGCAGGAGCCGCTGCTAATAAAGCTGCCAGCTATGACTATCAGCAACTAACGACCAAAAGACAAGAAATTGATGAAGCGGCTGCTCAACAAAAATTTCAAAGACAACTTCAAACCAAACGTGAACATGCACAGATTGCTGTCGCTACAGGAGAAGCCGGTGTTGGCGGTTTATCTCCTATGAAAATTATGCAAAACGCAATAATGCACGGCACGTATGATATTTCTGTAATAGAGGCAAATCGTATTTCTAAAGCAAGACAGGTTATTGCTCAGAAACACGGTGTACATGCACGAGCAGAATCCCGAGTTGAAACTGCTAAAGCCTCAGTTACCAGTCCCACAATGGCGCTGCTAAAAATAGGTACGTCAACTATAGGGGCAGGAATGCAGGGATATATGATGGGTAGCTCTTTTAAAGGCTCAACAATGACAACAGAAAATCCTGTCATGTATACTTAAGAAGGAAAAATAAATGCCAAGACAAACACAAAAAAGAATCAAAGGACAAAAACAAGTTGTTGCTCAATCCACTTTTGATTTTACAGTGCCTCAAAGAGATGTTGCAGCCCGTCCTGTCGATCCTTACTCACAACCTGGTTCTGATCCGAAGGTGGCAAACGTCTTATCTTTTCTCCAAGAAATGAAAGGAACTCTGCACACTGCAACACAACTCAGTGATATGATTTCTCGACAACAGAGAGAGAAAGGCAAGGCAGCCCGAGGACGACAAGAAGAGGCTCCTGAAGATGCACACTGGGCGTTCTTAGAGGGTTATGAAATGATCTCAGGTATGGCGGACGCCTACGACTATGAAAAGCAAATGACTGAACTGCTTGAAAAGAGTTGGCGAGACGACGTTAATGAGTTTGAGTTAAAAAAGGATGCTCTTGGAAAACAATATCTAAATGGAGCAACAGACGCTTACGTTGATGGGTTTCTTTCCCGAGGCATGGCAGTAGAAAACAGGATTGAAAAAGAGTTTGAAAAGCGGCAGCGGGAAATCTTGCAAGAAAATTTCCTTACAAAGTCTATGAAAATCTTTAAATTGGATAGTCAAGATATTGTAAATGACGATTCTATAAAAGATAAGGCTCAAGCACGACGAGATATTACAACCAAAATACAGGAAACTGCTGTTGAATACGGTTTAAGTAAGAGTCAAGTCTCTGAAGCAATCTTAAAAACAGCGGGTGCAGAAGCAGACCTATTAGGAAAACCTGAAGAGTTAGCTTTTCTTTACACGCCCGATTCAACAGGTGTGGCTATTGCAGATAATCCAAAGTTTGCTGAGGCGGCTACCCGATACGTCGAGGGGGCTTTAAGTACCCGTAAGGCATTAGAAACGGAAGCCCGTCTTGCACGTGAACGCTTAGAAAAAGATTATGCCGTTGCTGCCGGTAAAACTATCCTGGAAGCTCTTGACGGAAATGATCCAGGAAAGGCTCAGATGTTGTTAGAGAAGACCGGACGCTTCATGAACTTTACAATGTTCTCAGGGTTGCAAAAGGCACTAACAAATATGCGTGAGGGCAGTGATACCCACTTTGGTTCCTTTACAGATCAGACAACGTTTGATTATCTCAGAATTTTAGCACGTGCCGGTAATCTTTCTCTTTCAGACCTTGAAGAGCGCCGAGAGTCCTTAACAAAAACAGACTATCGAGCAGTCTTTGCAGATTTAATCTATAGCTTAGACAAAGAACGAAGCAGAGAACAGTCTACACGTAAATCCATTACAGAAACTACAATGGAACGTGTGCGTGCAACTGGACGAAAAGTTGTAGCTCAAGAAGATACAATTGGACGAATCCTAAATCCTGAGACGGCTCCCCTACGTGCATTACGTTACGAACTTTACTTCGGAGACTACTACAATAAAATTGTGGACGAACGAGGGGGCAGAGCTAAAATGACAAGTGAAGACATGCAATACGTTGCCGATAAGGCAATCTGGATGTCATTTCAGGACTATGAACCACGTAACTTAGAGAAGATGCCTGTAAATCCGGATGCTACTAAAACATCTCAAGACACACAACAAACAGACCAACCGGACGATTCACTTGATTTTTGGTTGGATGAAAAGGAATAAAATATGGCTGAGGTCACGGAACAAGAAAGCATGTTCGATCACCCAATTTTTCAAGAGTCTTCTCGGGCTGAAGTCAAAGCTAAGTGGAAGGCGGGTGAATATTCTAAAGATGAAGTTCTCATGTACAAGGCTGGTGTCAATGTGCGAGAGGTTGGATTCTTTAACCTTGATAGAGTTGATGTAAAAACACTATACAAACAAGGACACGTGCCACGAGCAATGGCGGCTGAATATAAAAATTATCATGATCGTGGAGTGTATCCTGCTTCCTGGGCAGGAACGTATATGCTTGAAGAGTTAGCTAAAGGTCGCTCTCAGGACGACGTTGCGGCAGATATGGGTGGAATCACATTTTCCTTTTATGATCCCATTGACCTTTTCTTAGACGCAACCACTCTTGGAATAGCTTCAGGCGTACGAGCCAGTGGTAAATTATTAAAAAAACCTGTTGTAGAGGGAATCAAAGCACTTACAAAGGCTGTGACAGGAGTGTCAAAGAAGAAATTAGCTAAAGAAGCCGCTACATCCGTAGGATTAGGGGCTGTCGCAGGCGGCTCTATGACACTTGTAGATAAACTCGGTGGTGGTACTCTAAGTACCCTTCTCTCTGGTTTAGTCTCTCCAATGGGAGCGCACGCACTTACAGCAATGAGTAGACGTGCCTTTATCAGCTTAATAACAACAATGCGCCGACAGAATCCAAAGTTAGCCGGTGAGTTAAAAAATGCAGTCATGAGTTCTGAATCAAAAGCGATAGCACACTTACGGGCGGCTTTTGGTGAACTGGACGACGCCGAAGTGGGATTAACCAAATTCACTGATCTTGACCCAGGATTCGCCGATTTGTACACAGGGTTACCTATGGGTAAAACAAAGATCGTCGATCCTACAGCCTCGTTGGAAGCCGAAAAAGTGGCAAAAGGTCTAAAATTCAAAGCACCAGGGGCTGGACAGCAAATTACCCCCGAACCGCTCACCAAAGTTCAGGCAATGGACATCCTTAAAAAGGCTAAATCCGGCGAGGGTGAAGGTGAGGTTCTAAAACAATTCGGTGAAGGTAAAGGTTCAGATTTGGCGGCTGCTATTCACGAAATTCATAAACCAACAATCGATAAAGCTCGTGGCGGACATGTGCCAAGAAAACTCACTGAACAGGAAGGACGAAAATTTATAAAGGACAACTATACCGCTCTTGCAGATCAGACAGGCAAAAGAGTGATCGATGTTGAAAAGGCGCTCGGTGGCTTGAAAGAAGTTCAAGACGGTTTTCAAAATATCAGTGCAAAGATTTCTGGATTTAACGATATATACAAAACGATGTTAAAAGAGATCGAGCCTGGACTTAAAAAGACTGATCTCACCTTTACTGAAGAGATGGCTTTAGCTAAACAAATTATGGGCATGGCAGAGTTCACTGAAGCTATCTACGGCATTCGAGCAGAGTTCGGACGTGGTCTGGGAATGTACAATCGCATGTTTCGGAAAATGCCTTACGCTTTGGATAATATACCACAGCATGAATTTGAAATGGTCGAAAAGGCTACTCGGGGTCAGGTGCGACAATACCTCAAAGCCTTTAAGAAAGCCAGCGGCTTAAAAGCAAAAATAAACATAGCCCGAGATACTCATAAATTCAGGTTTCTCAAAGGTGCTTTAGAGTCCATGCAGGGCTCTCTCCTGTGGCATCCTGCGACACAGATAGTAAACATCACAGGTAACACTTTAGCCTACGGTACAGAGACCTTGGGGCGCTACGCAGGTATCTCTTTTGATGCTTGGAAGTTGGCAGGGGGGTTACGAAAACCCTTGTCTTTTGACAACTATCGAATGCAAGAAATCTATTATGATGTCCTGTCTCACCGGACAGCATTTTCTGCCCTTTTCAATAGTCCTAAGAAAGTTGTAAAAGTGGTAAAAGCATCAAAATCGTTTCAAGAGTTTGCAAAGAACCTTGAGACAGAAGAAGTGGGAACTTTCTATAAAGCCCTTCTCTCAGGTGAAGCTCAAATTGACCCATTTTATAAAATAGAAGGTCAGGCTGAGAAAGCTTTTGAAAATATGTTTTTCTTTAAGTACAAAAATAAAACATACAAAGTTCCTGATGCGCTAACAAAACCTATAGGCGGATTCTTTCGCATACCTTTTAAGGGACTAACTGCAATGGATGAAGCCTTTAAAACTGTCGCAATTCATCAAAAAGTTTCTTCTCTTTTGTTTCGACAAGGTTTAACCGACGGTGCTGTAAATATGAAACAATACATTAAAGCGGGTGTGCAAAATATGGCATCCGATAATCCTATGTATTTGAAGGCGCTAAAGGCAGGGCGTAAAGCAACATTTACAGATGAATTAGGGACGCTATCTCGTCCGTTTGAACGCCTCTTATCAAGTGGTCGTTTCGGACTCGTTACTAAAATCTTAGCGCTGCCTTTCTTTAAGGTTCTTGTCAACTTAAATAAGTATGCCCTTAAGAATACTCCAATAGGTTTATTATCAAAAGACATCGTGAAGACCCTTAAGCACGGCTCTGTAGCTGACAAAGCAGAAATCTACGCTAAGTGGGCGATGGGTATGACAGCAGTTATCGGCGGAGCAATGCTTTATGAATCCGGCAAAATTACCGGACGTACCCCTCGATCACAATATGCCGCATGGAAGAACGCTAAAGCGCAGGACTACTCCTGGGTGGATACAGACGACGACAATGTTAAGACTTACACAGACTATAACCGTTTCGATCCTTATTCTTCCCTCGTAGGTGTAGGTGCTGATCTTGCTTTAGCACTGGACATGACACACGACTTAGTAATGGATGAAAAGACTGAAGATGAATTTGATGAAGCGCTTAAAGACACACTTGTTGCTTTTGGAGTAGCCTTTGTGGAGCCCTTCCTAAACAAAACATTTACTCAGTCTGCAAATGAAGTAGCTAAGTTTGCCTTGCAAACAGAGCGCACAGATGTTTGGAAATTTACAGAAAAGCAAACTCGTAAATTCTATCCCAGACTTATTGACTTAACTAATCAGATAACTCAGCGGGATGATGTTGTCCGAGAAATCCGCAATCCAATTGACGGCTTCTTTGCAAAATTTGACCCTAAACGCTTGCCCCCAAAACGCCACAATGTCTACGGAACTATCCAACGGAATGACCCCCGATGTTTAGGTATAGTTAGCCAGAAGATTTCAGACGATCCTATTATGGATGAAATGATGAAGCTCGGAATGAGTGTTCGTCCGATCCCCAGAAAAATGCTTCTCGCCGGAGAGTCTAAAAAACTAACGCCACAACAATATGATAAACTTTGTCAAGGATTAGAAGATGAAGATATCAAGGGAATGCTTCAATCCGTTATGGATACTACTGGATATAAAGAAAGCACAAGTGATGAATTTAAAACTCGATTGTTAAATATTATTATTAGAGATACTCGATTGATCGCAAAAGCTAAATTTATGGCATCTGAGTTTGGAGTTCCCGTAACAAAATTGCTACTTCAACAATTATCAATAACTGAAGCGGCAATGATGGGTAAGTTAGAGAGACCACATAAAATAGGACGTTTCTATAAGTTCTTAAAAAAGGAATAATTTATGGCTTACTCATATAAAAATTATGTAGGGGATGGTAGCACAGTTAACTTTTCGGTTACCTATCCCTACTTAATGAAATCACATGTAAAGGTATATGTACAGGGCATTTTAAAAACTATTGATGTTGATTATACCTGGCTCAATGCAGGGACAATTCAGTTTGACTCTGCCCCCCTTGAAGACGAAGTTGTTTCTCTTATCCGTTCTTCAGGGCGGACTGCTCGACTGGTAGACTACCAAACAGGTTCTATCCTCGAAGAAAAGACTTTAGATAAAGACTCTAACCAACTCTTTTATCTCATGCAAGAAGCCTTCGATGCGTTAGTCTCTGCAAGTGGTGAAGACAGTGCTATCTTTTCAACACCGGCTGCTATCTTGGACGCCTTTCAGGGCGCAATCACAGGATCACAACTAACCGCCGATCTCGCCTCTGCTGTAGGATATCTCGTTTCAAATTACGACCGTGACCCTATCTATGAGTTTGATATAGATGGCACAGTTGTCTATGAAGACGGTATATACGCATATTGTACTTCAAGATTAGATGTAGCTGAAGACAAAATTACCATCAACGTATCTGATATCTCAGGACACGATGCAAGAATAGTAGTAGTTGAAGATCAAGTTACCATCAACGTATCTGATATCTCAGGACACGATGCAAGAATAGTAGTAGTTGAAGATCAAGTTACTATCAACGTATCTGATATCTCAGGTCATACTGATGATATCTCAGGTCATACTGATGATATAACTGGTCATGCCGCTATACTTGCTTTGATGGCAGATGAATTTTATGTAAAACTGGATAATCATGGCAACGTGGCAGGTTTTGGATTGTACAATGGAGAGACTTCACAATTTATAGTTAACGCTGATCAATTTGCAATTATAAAAGCTGACGGTTCAGGCGATACTAAGGTTCCTTTTATTGTTGATACTGAGACCTCAGTGATAGGTATTGACGGCACTTTAGTGGTTACTGGTTCTATTACTGCTGCTAAGATCGCTGCTGAAGCAATTGAAGCCGGTCATATGGCTGCCGATTCAATCCTTGCTGCCTCTATTAAAGCTGGTGAAATAGATACAGGACATCTTGCTGCTGATTGTATTACTGCCACTGAGATTGATGCGCTTGCTGTAGATACTGAACACCTTGCTGCTGATTGTATTACTGCTGCAAAAATAGCCGCTCTGGCTGTTGAGGCGGGTCATATTGCTGCTGATGCTGTTACTGCTACTGAAATTAATGTGGCTACATTACATGCTATTGTTGCTGATTTAGGAACAATTACTGCTGGTAATATTACTTTAGATTCAAACGGTTTTATCAGAACAGTAGGTAAAGATAATTATGCTGATGCTACAGCAGGATTATTTTTAGGATACGATGGTGAATTTCCTAACGGTGAATACAAATTTAATCTTGGTACTGACACCCACCACATAAAATGGGATGGCGAAACAATGTATGTTGCAGGAGAATGGGGCGGTGTCTTAGCAGGTGACGCACAAGAAGCAGGTGCTACTTCAGAAAATTACACATATTCGGAATCATATGTAAAGAAGAAAGAAATACTTATCGCTCGTAGTGGAACATGGCGTATTACTTTTCACTTAAAAATAGAATCATATACTGTTTTTGGTCGCATTTACAAAAATGGAGCAGCATACGGTACAGAACGTTCAACTACTTATAATACTTATCAAACTTTTTCAGAAGACCTTATCTTTCAAGCGGGAGATTTGGTTCAGTTATATGTAAAAGTTGAAAATGGTTCTGTAATGGGTTACTATGGAAACTTTCTTCTTAAATGTTACCGACTATTAACAAGTGTTGTAACATTAAACAATTAAAATATACCCGAAAGGGGGGTTTATGGAACAAAATGAAATACTGCTTATGCAGACTTTATATGCAACAATTGGAAAACAAAAAATTCAACTCGATGCCCTGCGTGCAGTTTACGATCAGAGTGTAAAACAAGTCGGAGCATTGAATGAAGAAATAAAGGAGTTAAAAGAAGATGGCAATAAGTCTAACAAAAAGAGTGGATAAGGACAGCCCTATCACCACAGCAGAGCATGATACAAATTTAACTGATATTGAAACATTGGTTAATACTCTTGAAGACCTTATCGCCGATCATGAAACCCGAATTACTGCTCTTGAGGGGGCATAAAAATGGCATTAAGTTTAACAAAAAGACTTGTAAAGGGTTCTTCAATTACCGCAGAAGAACACGATCAAAACTTAACTGACATTGAAACATTAGTCAATGCTCTGGAAGTAAATGTATCAGAAGAAGATGTTGATGCTCTCGCAATACGTGTAACAACGGCAGAGGGCGATATTGATGATCTTGAATCGGGACAATCTTCAAATGATGGTGAACTTGCAGACCATGAAACTCGTATTTCAGATAATGAAACTCATGT